CCCCAAGACGGCCCGGAAAGGCTGCGTGTCCGCGAGTCTCCCCGAGGTTCGTCCGAGAACCATCAGAAAGGCTGCGTAAAGTCATGACCGCCGGACCGGGTAGGGGACACCACTACAGGAAGGCCCGTGCGCGTCTCCTGGCGTCTGGACCGGTTTGCGTGTGGTGTCGAGAACGACCTGCGACAACCGCCGACCATGTGCCGCCCCTGGCCGAAGCGCCTAGCCCCGAGCTGTGGGTCGGCGACCTGGTGCCGGCGTGCCGGCGCTGCAACTCGCAACGGGCGGCACGCATGACGAACCGACGCCGCACCCGGCCGAAAACCACGAGGGCCTGGTGATGCGTCGCCATCAGGAAGCCGCCGAGGTTGTGCTCGCCAAACTCGACAACCCCAACGCGCTTCTCGCCGAAAACCTTCAGCATCTCGCCTGGGCACTCGACCACATCCAGGCGACCGGCGACGGCCTCGGCAACTCGGCCAACCTCTCAAACCAGATGGTCCGCGTCTTGCACGAATTGGGCGTCGACGCCGGCGGCGACGTCTGGGACGAACTCGTCCAGGAGATAACCCGTGACGACGCCACCTAGGTGGGGCACACCCAGGTCGAAACGTGACACGCACGGGCACCATTTGGCGCGTGTCGGCCAGGCGCTCGGCTGGAACCTGTTCGACTGGCAACGCCTCGTAGCCGACGTCGCCCTCGAGCACGATGACGGCCGCTACCGCTACCGCACCGTCGGCGTGTCCGTTGGCCGCCAAAACGGCAAGACCGCCCTAGCTGCCTCGCGTATCGCGCTCGAGCTGCTCCAACCCGGGCACGTAGTCGCATTCACCGCCCAGGACCGAGGGATGGCCCGGTACCTGTGGGACGCCCATTGTGAACTCATCCTCGATTCGTCGATGTCGAAACGTGTCCGGCGTGTCATGCGCGCCAACGGCCAGGAGGCGCTGATCATGTCGAACGGTGCTCAGTACCGGGTCGTGACCCCGAACCGGAAAGGCTCGAGGGGGCTGACGTGTGATCTGGTCGTCATCGACGAGGCGTTACATATCGACATGGACGTCATCGCTGCCGTCCAACCAACGATGGCGACGAAGAACAACGCGCAACTGTGGATCTTGTCAAACGCCGGCGACGCCAACTCGACAATGCTCGCCCACTATCGCAACCTCGGCCACCAGGAACGCGACGGCGACGACGGGCGCTTGTGCTGGCTTGAATGGGCACCGGCCGACGACAAGATCGACGCCCTCGACGAAGCCGTCTGGCGGCAAGCCATCCCGACGCTGGCCGAGGTTGGTGGCGTCACCCTCGACGCAGTAGCCGAAGCCGCGCAGACAACCGAACCGGAGTTGTTCGCCCGCGAATGGCTCAACGTGTGGCCCAACATCGAAGCCGTAGCCGTTATCGACATGCACCTCTGGGAGAAGCTCGAACGAACCGACGTGATGCTCGGCCACCAGGTCGTCCTAGGCATCGACGTCGCCCCGAACCGCGACTCGGCGACCATCGCCGCCTGTGGCCGCAACGGTGCCTGGACACCTGTCGAGATCATCGACCACCGGGCACACGTCGGATGGGTCCAGGAACGCGTCGTCGAGCTGTGGCACAAATGGCACGCGCCGGTCGTCATCGACGGCGGAGCACCCGCCGGCAGTTTCATTGTGCCGCTCGAGCAGGCCGGCGTCGAGGTGGTGCCCGTCGGGATGCGCGACTATGCCCGCGCGTGTGGATCGTTCTACGACGCGGTCATCGACGAAACGGTGACGCACCTCGGCGACCGTCTACTCACCGACGCGGTCGGCGCAGCGTCGAAACGCAAACTGGCCGAACAGTGGGCATGGAACCGACGCTCCACGGTAGACATCACGCCCCTCGTCGCGGCGACCCTGGCACGCTGGGGAGTGGTTGCAGGTGCCACGGTGCGTCCGAAGCCTGCCGTATTCTGATGAACAGATGAGAACGTTCGCCTCGCTCCTGCAGGTGGTCGGCCTCGGCGCCCTGTTTTGGGCCGTGTGGACGATCGCCGGGACCGCCCTGTTCCTCGGCGTGTTCGGCGTGTTCGCCCTCCTGGTGGGTCTCGCCCTCGAGCGCACGATGCGTTCCCAACCCGTCAGGCGGTAACCGTCGATGCTGCTCCGCACGTTTCAAGGCCCGGTAGAACGCGCCGACACGTTCACGCTCCCGAGCCTCGGTTTAGGTGCTCAGCCGCTCACCGGGCCGCTGTCGATCACCGAATCGACCACGCTGTCGATTCCGGCCGCGTATAGGTGCGTCCAGATCATCTCCGACACTGCCGCGTCGCTGCCGCTGCACGCCTACCGGGGCAAAATGGAATTGAACCGGACGCCGGATGTCCTGAAGCATCCCGACCCGACGGATACACGAATGAGCACCCTGGCGGCCGTGTTCACGTCGCTCCTCATCGACGGCAACGCCTACCTGTTGGTCGGTAACCGTGACTCGCTCGGGTTTCCCAGGTCGTTCGTGGTGCTCGCCCCAGGTGCCGTCGCCCTCAACGTTCGCGCCGGCGTTCGCGTCTACTCGGTGGCCGGCCAGTCCTACGACGCCGAGGACGTGCTGCATATTCGGGGCCTGACGCTCCCCGGCCACGACGTCGGCCTCGGCCCGTTGGCGATGCAACGCCGCGCCCTGGGCCTCGCCATCGCCGGCGAAGACCACGCCGCCGAGCTGTACGTAAACGGTGCCATACCGGCCGGCGTCCTGTCGTCCGACCAGGAACTCACCCAGGCTGAAGCCGACGCCGCTAAAGCGAGTTTCGTCGCGGCGCATGGGGGCCGGCAACGGTCGCCGGCTGTCCTGTCGGGCGGCATGTCCTACGAAACGCTTTCGTTCTCCGCATCCGACCTCGAGCTGGTCGAGTCGCGGCGCTTCTCCGCGCAGCAGATCTGCACCATCTTCGGCGTCCCGTCGTGGATTGTCGGCGTCGGATCCACCGACTCGCGGACCTATTCAAACGTCCAGGACGACAACCGCGCCTTCGTCGCGTGGACCCTCCGGCCGTGGCTGACGAGGGTCGAACAAAGCCTGTCGACGTTGCTGCCACGCGGCCAGGAGGCCAAGTTCAACCTCGACGCGCTCCTACGTGCCGACACTGCTCAAAGATACGCCGCGCACGCCCAGGCGCTCGCAGGCGGATGGCTGACCGTCCCAGAGATCCGCGCCATCGAAGACCTCGACGTCGAGGAGGACCTAACGCTATGAACATCGAAACCCGGACCGTTGAACTCGAACACCTCGAACTACGCGACGACGACGACGGCCACCACCTCCTGGGCATCGTCGCCCCGTGGCATTCCAGTTTCGACGCCGGAGATTACGTCGAGACCTTCGCCCGTTCGGTCTTCGACAAGAGTATTCAAGAGCGCGGGACGCGCATCCCACTTCTCGAGCAGCACGACAAAAACCGGCATCCGGTCGGAATGTCGATGTCGTGGGAAAACACCGCAGACGGCCTGGTCGCCGACTTCCGGCTTGCGAACACGTCACGCGCCGACGAATCGCGCCAACTCGCCGCCGACGGGATGGTGACCGGACTCTCGGTTGCGTTTCAGCCGATCCGCAACCGGACAGAAACCCGAGACGGTCGCCGCCACGTCACCAGGATGGAAGCCCGCCTGGATCACGTCGGCCTTGTCACAGCCGCCGCCTACGGTGAAGCAAAGGTGCTCGCGGTTCGCTCCTACGACCCCGACGACCCGCAGGTTGCGCCCAGGCTCGCCCGCTGGCGGCACCTACTCGCCGGCTGATGGCACGAATCGTCTGCATCTGGGGACCACCGTGCGCCGGTAAATCGACTGCCGCTCGAGCCGAGATGGTCCCCGGCGACATCCTCGTCGAACGCGACACCATCCACGCCGCCCTCACCGGCTTCGACAATCACAACCACACAGACGCCGGAATGAGCCTCGTCAACGCGGCCATCCCGGCAATGCTCGAAAGCGCCAGGGCGATCACGGGTCGCTTCGTGTTCGTGACCGGCGGCTCAGGCATCAAACAACGGCAGCCATTCATCGACGCCGGTGCCGAAATGCGACTCGTCTACGCGGACCGCGCCACCTGCCACGCCCGCGCCGCCGAAGAACGCCCGCCGGCGTGGGCGTCGTACATCGACCGCTGGTTCGCCAACTACGAAACCGACCAAGGCCTCGGCCCCGGCACGCTCGTCTAGAAGCCCGCTCGCTGTCACAGCCCTGGTCTAGTCTGTAGCCCTATACGTGAGCGCCGCGTGAGCGCCGCCGGATAGTTCCCGGCACCCAAACGCACCCTCGAAACCCACCTCTACCGAGGAGTGCGAAATGAATCTCTTGAACCAGTTGGTTTCCGAACGTGACGAAATCAGCTCCACCCAAACCGGACTTGTGGAACGTGCCGCCGACGAGGCGCGCGACCTGACCGAGTCGGAAGACACAAACCTGAAAGACCTCAAGACCCGCGCCGACGTTCTCGACGTCCGCATCGCTGAACTCCGCGAGATCCAGGTCGCGAACCTCGAAGCCGCGAAGCTGCGCGCTGAAGTGTCCGCCACCGACGACGCTCCCGAGGAGCGCGCCGCTGGTCGTGTCACGATCACCGACGAGCCGCTCACCTACAGGGACCGCGGCGAGTTCTCGTTCTTCCAGGACATGTACCGGTCGCAGGTGTTGTCGGATCCGTCCGCACAGCAGCGGATCGCACGGCACCAGTCCGAAATGGAACTCGAGCACCGCGCCGACGGGACCAGCTCCAACTGGGCCGGATTGGTCGTACCTCAGTACGCCGTCGACTTGGCCGTCGCGAAAGCCCAGGCAGGCAGACATTACGCAAACACCTTGCGGAAGATTCCCCTGCCTGAAAGCGGACTCAGCGTGACGGTGTCAAGGATCACGACGTCTTCCAGCGCAGCGGCGCAAAGTTCGGAGAATGCCGCAATATCGGAGACGACAATCGACGATACGACCGCCACCGCCGACATCGCCACATATGCCGGAGCGCAGGATATTTCGCGTCAGGCACTAGAGCGCGGCGACCGGGTCGACGAGATGATCTACGAGGACTTGGCGCTGAGTTATGCGACCCAACTCGACCATGATCTCATCGACGGTGCTGGCACTTCCGGCACCCACACGGGAACGCTGCGGGTATCGGGTATCGGCAACATCGACACCGACGACGCATCCCCGACCGGGTACGAGACCTGGCAGAAGATCATCAAGGGCATCGGAACCGTCGCAGGAGCAAAGTTCCTGCAGCCGACCCACATCTGCATGGCCCCGCGTCGATGGTCTTACCTGGTCGGTTCGTTGGATTCCCAGAACCGCCCGTTGTTGACTCCAAACACGCAACTTGGGACGAACGTGATCGGTGTCGGCGACGCTGCCGGCGTCGAGGCTGTCGGCAACATCGCCGGCATCCCTGTCGTCGTCGATGGCAACATGCCGGTCGACCTGGGAGCAGGTAGCGACGAGGATGCGATCCTCATCTACCGCGCCGACGACGTCCTCCTGTGGGAGAACGGCGGCGGTGCGCCGATGTTGGCCCGCTACGACTCGGTCGGCTCGGCGAACCTGACGATCAAGATCATCGCGTTCGGTTACTCGGCGTTCATGGTCAGGGATCCGAACTCTGTGTGCTCCCTCACCGGAACGCTTTACAACGCGACCCTCTAAGACCCCCACCAGGGACCGCCCCGGTCCGGCCAGTCAAAGCCGGGCCGGGGCGTTACCACCAGGAGGACACAGATGAGCGACAAATCGAGTTATCAGGAGCTGTGGGAGAAGCAGGCCCCTGGCCGTGTCCACAAGCCCGAAGCGGCGAAGCCCGCACCGAAGCCGGCCGCGAAGAAGGCCCCGGCGAAGAAGAAGTAATGCCCGCTTACACGACCCGCAATGTGGTCAAAACGTACCTGGGCATCCCGTCGGGCACCACGTCCGAGGACGACCCGATCGACGCAGCAATCGACGCCGCCGAAGCAGAGATCGACGCACACACGGGCCGCACGTTCGTCGTGCCAGGTGCCGCCACCGCGAAGGTGTACCAACCAATCAACGACCGTGTCGTCCTCGTCGACGACATCGCCCAAACCACGTCGCTGGTGATCAAAACCGACACCGCCGACGACGGCAGCTATGACGAAACGCTAACCATTACTTCCGACTTCATCCTCGACGGCAACGAAGCGCCCTACCGGGTCGTCCGCCGCGTAGACGGGTCATCGTTCCCCAGGCCCTCCAGCGACCGTCCCACCGTCCAGGTAACCGCCTACTTCGGCTACGGCATGTCCATCCCGAAAGCGATCGTCCAGGCATCAACGGTGCTCGGCGCACGCCTGTACCAGCGCCGCAGCTCGCCGCTCGGGTTCCAGGCCGGCCTCGAAGGCGACGCGGTCCGCATCTCACGCATCGACCCCGACGTGCGCGCCCTGCTGTCCGGTTACCGCCTGCTGGCTGTGGCTTAATGTGGCCGACTACACCGCCATTCGGGACCAGCTCAAGGTCCGGCTCGAAACTGTGAGCACCTTTGTCGCCGTGTTCGACACCGTCCCCGACCGGGTGACAGTTCCGTGCTCGATCGTCCGCCCCGGTTCCCCGGTCGCCGACTACCACGAGGCAATGGGCGGCCAAGGCTTGTCGAGGTTCAATTTCGAGGTATTGGCCCTGGCGCAACGTTGGGAACCCAACGCCGGGCAGGACGTCCTCGACAGTTTCATCACCGGATCAGATTCGGTCGAGGCTGCAATTCGGGGCGACACGACACTCGGCGGCGAAGCATCGACGTCGCAGGTGACG